CGCACCCTAGCCGCAATGGTAGTGTAATCTATTGTGGAGCAGGTGGCCACAAATCCGGATAGAGATCAGATTTGGAAACCAGGCCACCAGACACCTCATCAAGCAGCATGGCATTGGCAGGCGAGGGATAGTTGATCCCCTGTTTCCAGTTGCGGAGTGCTTGCAAAGTGACACCCAGCTTGCGCGCCAAAGGTCCGGGCTTCTGTTGGTCGAGATAGATTTTTAATTTGTCCATGCCTGCATCATAGCGCATAGAAAATAATTTGCAAAGATGGCTTGACGCACAAAGACGGCTTTGCTATAGTTCATCCATCGACAGCACACTACCGATGGGGAACGAAATGAGCACAGAATTACACGATTTCAACGACGGCAACGGCCCAGTCCGGGCAGCACGCCATTGCAATGGCGGCGGCTGGGTTGCATGTACGGCTCGCGTTGACCCGTCTGCGTGGGTCTTCGGCGATGCCCGGGTCTTCGGCGATGCCCGTGTCTCCGGCAATGCGCAGGTCTCCGGCAATGCCCGGGTCTCCGGCGATGCCCGGGTCTCCGGCAATGCGCAGGTCTCCGGCGATGCCCGGGTCTCCGGCAATGCGTGGGTCTTCGGCGATGCCCGGGTCTCCGGCAATGCCCGGGTCTCCGGCAATGCGCAGGTCTCCGGCGATGCCCGGGTCTCCGGCGATGCCCGGGTCTCCGGCGATGCCCGGGTCTCCGGCAATGCGTGGGTCTCCGGCAATGCGTGGGTCTCTCCAATTTTTATTTCTGGGCTCTCTTATCCGATCACCATTACCGATCACCATCTGCGCGCCGGGTGCCAAGAGCACACCTTCGCCGCGTGGCGGACCATGGGTGCCGAACAAGTCGCAGCGATGGACGGCAAGAAAGCCACCGATTTTTACCCGACGCTTGTCGGGATCATCGACCTGCTGTGCAAAGACCGGGAAGTGCAGGAGGTGGCTAATGTTTGACCACGCCGCCCCCACTCAAATCGACCGCCTCGCCGCCGCCCACCAGCGGCACGAAGACGACCAGGCCGAAGCACAAGACCGCGCCGAGAAGCTCCGCGCTAAAGCCGCCACCTGGCTGAACCACGCCAACAATGTGTTTGAGCTTTCCGGCTGGTTTTCAGACGCGCAGTACATCGAGCTTGCACGCCTGGACGCGCTTATCAATTGCGAACTATCGCGCCCCTATATCCCCGTGAACATCGCCGAGATCGAGGTCGGCGTCCGGGAATACTCAGAAAAGCGGCGCGAGATTTATATCGACTGCGCGGTTCAGTATGCGGATCGGTTCAACAATTTTGAAGATGGGGAGGTGCAGTGATGGGCGCTTATTGTGTAGCTCCAACTCATCAACATAGCCGATCGTTGGCCCAGTTCAGAATCTCCTCTGATAACGGAACCAGCATCCCGGACTTTGACGACACGGTATCCGTCAGCATAACCAGCGGCCTTTCCGACACGCGCCTTTACCTAACCCCAGCAGACACCATGAATCTTATTGCTGCGCTCAATATGGCGCTTAACGACCTTCTATCCAATCCGCAGGAGGTGCAGCAATGAACCAGGACCAAATAACCGTGATGTACGACGCTGCCCAGATGGCAGAACGCCGTGAGCAGCGGCGGTATGAGATTGCGAAGGGTCTATTCACGCAGGATGTCTCCACCGAATCAGATTTGGAATATGCAAAAACGGTGGCGGCTCTGGCGGCGCAATTTGCCGACGCCCTTCTCGCCGAACTGGAGCAAGCGAAATGACCATGGCCATCTTCATCGCCGTTTGCGTCGTTTGGGCAGCGGTTGTTCTTTTTGTTGCATGGGGACCGAGAAAATGAGCACTTATCATGAGATTCAGAAGATCAAAAAGCAGGGTTCGGCACTGAAATACGCGGTGCTTTCCGTGGCCGCCATAGGAATTATCGGCACCGTATTCATGGCCGGTGGACGCGAAGGATACGGGTACGCCATCCATAAGATTAAAGCCGCTGTGCAGGCGAGCCAATATCCTACGGTCAAGGTCGTCTGGGCGAGCAAAAAGCCCATCGCAATCATCAGCGGCGGGATATGCCAGCCGGTCGACTCGGCACGGGAATTGCCCAGTTTTTATCACACCGAGTACGTCAGCCCATACGACCGCCCCTGCGGTCCAGGCAAGCCCGGCCAGCCATATGCAGATAGTGCGGCACTCGCCGCTATTACGCGGGCGGTGCAGCAATGACTACATGGAAGACTCTACTTATTGATGCAATGGCTAGCCACGAAGAAACGATGTTAGACATTGTTTCTAGCACCATGGCAGCGGAGCAAATGGACGTAGAATTTGACAACGGATACGGAGTAGAAGAAGGCATACCGTTTACGGTATGGACGCATAACCGCGTCTATTTCCCCGTCCGCTATGACGGTGCGGAGTGGGTAGGAAGCGCATCCAGAGCGCCTGACGGGGTGCCCACGCGGCACATGGGAGGGTGATAACAATGATCGTAAAGCTCCAACCCCAGAACGATCTGCAGCGCGTAAGCCAACTGCTCTCCACGGACCCACAAGCAGCTATACGCCTCCTGGACCGCCGTATCGCGGCGATGGCCGGTAACGCGCAGATCATCCCATTCAGAACGAAGTCTCGGTGTACGGTCCAGACATGGCCTACACCACCACAACCAGCGTAAGGAGAATCAAATGAGCACAGCAATAGCAGAATACAGCCCCACCGCCGCAGCACTGGCCGAGTTGCGCCAGAAGTACGAGCAAGCGGTATTCGACACCACAACGCCCAACGGCATGGCCAAAGCTATCGCCGCACGCCGGGAATTGCGCGAAGTCCGCGTGAATCTGGAGAAGCTGCGGAAAGAGCTCAAGGCTCCCGCGCTGGAACGCTCGCGGCTCATCGATGCAGAGGCCAAAACGCTGACCATCCAGATCGAAGAAATGGAAGTGCCCATTGATCAGCAGATTAAGGCCGAGGAGCAGCGCAAGGCCGAACGGGAGCGGATAGAGCGAGAGAAGCTGGAGGCGTTGCAGCGTCGGGTAGCCGACATCCGCGCTATTGCCGTGCTGTGCGTCGGCAAGCCATCTGAAACCATCGATCAATATCTGGAAGCACTTAAGGTGTTGGAGATTGGTCCAGAATTTGGGGAATTGCAGCACGAAGCCTATACGGCAAAAGGGGAAACTCTAAGCACGCTCGCCGAAATGTGGGACCGCGCACTCGCCCAAGAAGCCGAAGCCGAACGCCTCCGCATCGAGCGCGAAGAGCTGGAAGCCCAGCGCAAGGCTCAGGAGGAGCAGGCTGCCAAGGATCGGGCGGAACTGGCCAAGCTCCGGGAAGAAGCGGAGGCACGGCAGGCGGCGGCCAACGCTGAAATGAAAAAGCAGATGGAACGGGTTGCGCAAGAGCGTTCCGAAGTTGAGAGGGTGCGCCTTGAGGATCTGGCCAAGCAGCAGGAGATCGAGCGCCAGGCCGCAGCCATCCGCGCCGAAGAGGAAGCCAAAGCCAAGGCAGTCCGCGATGCAGAGCAGGCCGAGATCGACCGCCAGCGTGCAGAGATCGAGGAACAGCGGCGCCAGGTGGAGGCTGAGAACGCCATCATTCTGGCTGAAAAGGAAAAGATCAAGACCGGCTACCAGGCGCTGCTGAGCTTTGTTGAGCGGTTCGGCGGTGACAAGGAGTTCGCTGTGATTGCAAAGCAGATCACGCGATGGCTGGACGGCAAGAAAGAGAAGGAGGTGGCGGCATGAGCACATTAAAACTGCAGGGCAGTCAGATCATCGTGAAGGCGGCAATCGACCGCCGGTTTTCGCCAGGCACCGATTATCTTCTGGTTGCCTTCGGTCCTCTATCTATGGGGCTCTATAACTCAGACGAGCGCAAAGCCTTTGTCGCGGCATTGCAGGCGGCGGATGCAGAGCTTGATGTTGCGTCATTGCGCGGAAAGCAAGAGGTGGCCGCATGAAAATCACGGTAATGATCCAGTATTACGGCCATGTAATCAACGCGGGTGGAAATATAACCTATCGATCTGTAACCCTGACTTTGACAGACGAGCAAGCCGCCGCGCTTGATCTTCGGGAAGACGAAGATTACGGGCCGACAGCCATCGAGAAAGACGAGCAGGTGGCGGCATGAGCGCGGTACTCCAACCCCAGCAGCCCCCAGCCGTCATGGCAGCCCCAATCTACCACCACCAGGTCGCCCAGGGCACCAAAGAATGGTTAGACCTCAGAACGGGCCTCATCACCGCGAGCGAAATGAAGCTATTGATGACGCCGACACTCAAGCCAGCCAGCAACGACAAGGGCCGCACGCACTTGTACGAGCTCGCAGCCCAGCGCATCAGCCAGTACACGGAGCCCTGCTATATCGGCGAAGACATGATGCGCGGGTACTCCGACGAGGTGTTGGCACGCCAGGCCTACACAGAGAATTACGCGCCCGTGCATGAGTGCGGGTTCGTCACGCGCCGAGTCGGAGGATGCACCATGGGTTATTCGCCCGACGCACTGGTCGGCGATGACGGCTTGATCGAGTGCAAATCGCGCCGCCAGAAGTACCAGATACGCACGATCTGTGACGCCATCGTGCCAGAAGAATACATGCTGCAAATCCAGACCGGATTACTCGTTACCGGGCGCAACTGGCTCGATTTTGTAAGCTACTGCGGGGGCCTGCCAATGGTAGTCCTGCGCGTGTACCCAGACCAAAAAATGCAGGGAGCGATTATTGAGACGGTCCAGCGGGCGGAAGATGAAATCAGCGCGTTGATCCAGTCTTACTGCGACACGCTGGAAAAGCATCCGGCGTGGCCCACTACAGAACGTATTATTGAAAAGGAGATGCCATCATGGGCAGTTTAGCGAAAGCAATAGAACCGAAGTCGGACCAGCTGAACAGCGACGACCTCATCACCGGACCCGTCACTGTCAAAGTGACCGGAGTGGACATCAACGAAACCGCCGAGCAAAAAGTGGTTATCCATTACGAAGGCGACAGCGGAAAGCCATACAAGCCATGCAAGGGCATGACCCGCGTCATGGCGGAGATTTGGGGTGGTGCCGATAATGGCCAGTCATTTATCGGCCAGAGTATGACCTTGTACCGGGACCCGCGTGTGAAGTGGGCGGGCGTGGAGATAGGCGGTATCCGCATCAGTCATATGACGGGAATTGAGCGCGATACGCCAGTGGTAGTTACCCAGGCGAAGGGTAAACGCCAGCCTATCATTATCCATCCGCTGAAGATCGCCGCCGCCACAGTGACGCCCATTACTCCAAAAGCGGACAAAGCAAAGGAAGGCTCCGACGCGCTCATCGCCACGATCGAAAACTGCATGACAGCCGCCGAATTGGGCGAATTGCTGGATGATGCAGACGTTAAAAAGAAGATCGAATACCTGGAACGCAAGCGCCCCGAATTGGCGAAAGAGGTGAATGCGCTACTTGAGATAGCGCGCAAGGTGTTTGGGGGTGAATCATGACCGCCCACAAATTCGAGGCCCCAGAAGCTCTGCCATTCATCATGTGGCGCGATGTCGTAACGTCCGCCGATGTCGCTGAGCGCTTCGGCCTGACTTTCCAGAACGCGCAGGCGGTCATCCACCGGCTCAAGAAAAAAGACCTGGTCCACACTGTCAGCCGGGGAGGTGGCGCGACATTAAGCACCTACCGGTATGGTCCGGAACCAAGGCCCGACAGGCCGGATTGGGTGCCGCAGCGAGATATGACAGCGTTTTTTGTGTCCATGACGCCAGGCCACCGTGCGTAACGGAGTCAGCCATCGCCCCGCGATTCTCCGGTAGTGCGCTGTTAGTGGGGTGAGATAGCCGCTGGGCCTCGGCGTGATCGGGGGCATTAACTTTCACTATCAGGAGCAATAAAAAATGGAAATGGAAAACGTAGTCATCAACGGTATTGAGTATGCACCCGTGTCCAGCCGTCCTGCAGGCAAACGCGCCGTCGTTGTTGTAGATCGCGGTTGGATATTCGCGGGAGACGTAACCCGTGAAAATGGACGCATCCGTCTGGACCGGGCGGTATGGGTGTTCCGGTGGGAATCCATCGGATTCGACGGGATGGTCGCCAACCCGAAGCATGGAAAAGTCACCATCCGTCCGATGCCGAACGGCATAGACCTTCCCGAAGAGGCAGAGATTTTTCTGGCCCCGGTAGACGATTCCTGGGGTCTCTAATGTCTGCGCCCTTTAGGCCTATAGGCAACGGCAACGGCAACGGCTACGGCTACGGCTACGGCTACGGCAACGGCGACGGCTACGGCTACGGCAACGGCAACGGCTACGGCAACGGCAACGGCAACGGCGACGGCTACGGCTACGGCAACGGCTACGGCAACGGCGACGGCTACGGCTACGGCTACGGCTACGGCAACGGCAACGGCAACGGCGACGGCTACGGCTACGGCAACGGTACCCCCTCCCCGCACCGCCGACGCAGGGTGGTTTAGATATTCGGGCCGCTTATCCGGGCCACATTTAGGAGACAAACGATGAATAAGTATGAAGTTTGGTGCCCGGAGATAGGACAGACACAGGATGACGCAAAAACCATAAACGCATTCGACGCTGAACTGGCGGCAACACTGTGGGCTCATTGGCACGATGGATACACAGCCTGTTTTGAGATTGTTAACGGCACCGAACTATTGGTCTGCGTTTCGGAATGGGGAACCAATGCCGTCCAGGAGTTTATAATCAACGGAGAGATGGAGCGCGTTTACAGGTGTCGTGGCGTGAAGAATTTGGAGAATGGAGGTGGAAAATGAGTGACTTCAAAGTAGGGGATCGGGTACGACTGGAAGGAGTCATTTCTAGGCTGTGGGGTGAGGGTGGTGCGTGGGTAAATTTTACGGGAAGCAACGAAGAGACGGGAATTACTCGGGAAGAAATGGCGCACGCCAAGCTGCTAGAGCCAGCACGTAAACCCCGATACGACTGGAGCAATATCCCGCCGGAATATGAATGGGTGGCTACCGATAAAAATGGAACGGTCTACGCATACAAAAACAAGCCGTTTTGCAAAGACCACGCGAACTTCTGGATTGGCAAGGATAGTGGGGACATGTTTCTCCTCTGCGCGGGACAGCAGATCACAAAAGACTGGCGCGACTCCCTTGAGCAGCGTCCCGATGTTGCGCCCGAACACGACATCGAAGCCCACACCCACATCACCCCATGCAAGGGCACGAATTGCGGTAGCATGAACGGCGCCCATTCGCCCGAGTGTGAAGCGGAGCATGTAGCGGCGATTACGGGGTGCCTGCCTGTGGAGAATAATGTGCTGGATTTGAGCAAGCCGGTGCAATTTAAGTATTACCCGGATCGGAAAATAAAGGCTGTTTACGGTCCCACATCAATCAACACTTACATGGTGGAGGAAGAAAAAGGGGTGATTAACATGTACATGGGAGAAGTGCTAGAAAACATCCCGGAGCCGAAGAAAACCACCTCTCAGGAAGTCTATTTGCATGAACATACGGGCGGCTTCAGGTTCTTCTCTGGGCACATTTCAAGGACCGCTTTGATCTCTAAAGCCCGCATCACCCACACCTCCGGCGAAGGCTGGAGCATTGAGGAGGTCAAATGAAACTGCAACGATACATAAACTCTGCCGTAAACGCTGATTACGCCGGGAATTACGACATC